CCGGTGGTTGAGACAGGATTCCAGAGCCCCAAAGGTGGGGGGATGGCTGAGAGATGATGGCGAGGAGAGTGGTGGAGAACAACGATGATGGCGAAAGATAGCTGCAGATGTATGCTGATGCTGTGTGATGGCGTGTGGAAGTGTTTTGTGCGAGTAGCTCAGTGTCTAGGTGGGGGTGGGGGGCAATTCGATTCATTGATAATTTACTTAACGCATCAAGCTACGGTAAAGTAACTTTTGAAACAAGGGGGGGTTCCTTTAGTTGTTATTAAGAACATCCTCCTCCTTTAGGAGGAGGAGTATCTCTCTCTTCCCTACAGGAAGAGAGAGATATATAAAAGAACTATATAAGAAGCTATATATTAATATAAATATAGGGTAACACATAGCTATGGTCTTTGTCTATATGCTGTTCTCAATTTCCTCTCGTAGAGAAATAGTGTTCCGCGACTTGACTTATTGGGATTAATGTGTTAAAAGCTCCCCTCATGCCCGTATAGCTCAGTTGGTAGAGCAACTCCCCTGTAAGGAGAAGGTCGTCCGTTCGATTCGAGACTATGGGCTCCAAACATTATGCGAGGAAGAAAACGTGTTGAACAGGAAGAAGGCAAGGGACCCTAGGTACAAGATTGCCTATTGGAACCAGAATCAGAAACTAGAGGCAGTGAGTACCTACTTAATGTTGGGCAATCTGTCTCAAACAGCAATTGTAACAGGCATTCCCCTTCCAACCCTGAAGAGGTGGAAGACTGCTGACTGGTGGAAAGACTACTCCCTACAACTACAAAGTGAAGACGTACAGCAACTTGATTCCAATCTCCGTAGGATCGTAGAGAAGTCAATGAAGACCCTGGAGGATCGCATTGACCTTGGGGATCACATCTATGACCAGAAGACTGGGAAACTGGCAAGGGTGCCCATCAAGGCTCATGTAGCCTTACGCATCACATCGGAGCTCCTTGACAAGCGTCAAGATATCCACGACGAGCCACCCAAGGAGGAATTGGAAAAGACAATTGATGCTAGGCTTTTGAAGCTTGCCGAGGAATTCTCCAAATTTGCTGTACAGCAAAAAACAAGAACTATTGATGTACCAATGGTTGAGGTAGTCGAACAATGAGCAAGTTGAATGCCTCTGTCCTTGAGGGATTCGTGAATTCCGTATTGAGGAAGAACTTCGATAAGCCAGTGCCTACCCCAGAGTTCCATAGGGAAATCTGGGATCTCGTGACCAGTCACTACAAACAGGTTGCCATAGCAGCACCTCGATACCATGCCAAAAGCACAGCCGTAACCCATGCCTACACCCTTGCTTCCGTTCTGTTTCGTGAAAGCCGTTATGTCGTTATTGTCTCGGATACCGTTTCCCAGGCTATCCAGTTCCTTGGGGACATCAAAAAGGAAATACTCGAAAACGAAGACCTTCGCAGTCTCTTCTCTATCCGGAATGGTCCCCTACCAAAAGATACCGAGGATGACATCATTGTTGAAATGGAAGGGGGGCATACCTTTCGTATCCAGGCAAGAGGTAGTGGGCAATCGGTTCGAGGTCTGAAGTGGGCCAACATGCGTCCCAGCCTGATCATCTGTGACGACATGGAGAATGATGAGATCGTGATGAACAAGGAGCGTCGGATCAAGTTCAAGAGGTGGTTCTATGGTGCCCTGCTTCGATGTATGTCCTCTAGTGGAAAGATACGGGTAGTGGGTACGATTCTCCATATGGACTCCCTTTTGGAGAACCTCATGCCTGCTCCTCAGCTATCGATGGCACGAGGGAAGGGCAAGCTGACTATCGTCAGGGATGATCTCAAGGAGTACACAAACCAGCTATTGCCTTGGAAATCCATTAAGTATCGAGCGCACAGTGATGACTTCTCAGCTCTGTTGTGGCCGGAGATGAAGTCTGCAGAAGAGTTCCGGATGATGAAGGAGGACTATTCTAGGCAAGGATTGGCAGACATCTACTCCCAGGAAATGCTGAATATTCCGATTGATGTGACCAATACCTTCTTTCGTAAGAGTGATTTCCTCCCTATGACAAGGGAAGACCATAGCGATAAAAAGAAGTTCCTCTACTATGCTGCCTGTGACTTGGCTATCTCCCAGGCGCAGCGGGCCGACTACTCGGCCTTTGTTGTGGCAGGAATAGATGAAGAGGGCAAGCTGTATTGCAAACATGTCATTCGGGAACGAATGGATGCCTTGGAAATCATAGATACCCTTCTGATGATACAGAAGGTGTGGGGTCCTCAGATATTTGCCATTGAGGAAAGTGTCATCCAGAAGAGTATAGGACCCTATCTCAATGATGCGATGGTAAAGAGTGGTATCTATCTCAATACTCATGTCATAAGGCCCAGTGGAGATAAGCCCACTAGAGCTCGCAGTATCCAAGCCCGTATGAGGGCAGGAGCCTGTAAGTTTGATAAAGAGGCAGAATGGTACCCAGACTTCGAGGAAGAACTTGTATCCTTTCCAAGATACAAGCACGATGACCAAGTAGATGCCTGGGCTTACATAGGCTTGATGGTAGATCGTATGTGGGAAGCTCCCACTAAAAAAGAACAAGAGGAAGAAGAATATGCTGAGATGGTATCGCAGGGATCTGATGGAAACCAAGATGGAAGAAACACTGTTACAGGATATTAATGTGACTGAATGCAATGTGTGTTTTAGCTTGCTTTCTCCATCAGATAGGGTCTGTTTGTATTGCGGAACTGGCACTAAATTGAAAAAGAGGTTGACAAAGTTTCAATTAAAGGATAAGGTTGTTGGCAACAAGCAGGAAGAATACAAGGAAATGGCTCGATTAAAAAACGAGAGCAAATACAAAGAGGACTAAATGAATCTCAAAGAAAAACACAAACTAAATGAGTTGATGTATGAGAACAATATTGCTACTCTTCTCTGTGAAGACGACCTGAAAGAAATTGGTCTTGAGGTCCATAAGGGCTTTGAAGCTGATCTTCAGAGCCGTACTTCTTGGGAACTTCGTACACAGGCTTCCTTGGAGTTGGCATTACAGGTAGCCAAGACCAAGAATTTCCCATGGCCTAATGCGTCAAACATCAAATTCCCTCTCATCACTATTGCTGCTCTCCAATACCACGCCCGTTCCTACCCAATTCTCATTGACTCTGACCTCCCAGTAAAGTGTCGTGTCATTGGAGATGATTCAGGCGGTCAACGTGCTCTTCGTTCTGAAAGAGTGGAACGACACATGTCCTACCAGATCCTGGAAGAGGATGAGGACTGGGAAGCCGAGATGGACAAGGTTCTGATTACACAACCCATCATTGGTTGTGCTTTCAAGAAGACATACTATGATCCATTCAAGCAACACAATGTTTCTGAGAACATTTTAGCCAAAGACTTGGTTGTCAATTACTGGACCAAGAGTCTTGAGACTGCTCCTCGTATCACCCATGTCATCAATATGTCTCGCAATGAGATTTATGAGCGTGTAGCACGTAATCTATGGAAAGATGTTTCAGAGGGACGTAGAGAAGATGTCTCAGGCTCTTCTACTGGAAACTCTCTCACTCTTGCCAGAGACAAGGCACAAGGGATGACTCCCCCAGAGAATGATGATCCCAGTACTCCTATAGAAATTCTGGAACAACATTGTTTCATTGATTTGGATGGTGATGGGTATGAAGAGCCCTATACGATCTGGGTTCGTAGAGATACCAAAGAAGTAGGACGAATTGTTGCTCGATATAATGAAGATGGGGTTACTAGAAACAAGGAAGACAATACAAAGGTGATGCAAATTGTTGCAGAGCAATACTTCACCAAGTATCCTTTTATCCCTTCCCCAGATGGAGGCTTTTATGACCTTGGTTTCGGAATCCTACTTGGCCCCCTCAATGAATCCATCAACACAATCATCAACCAGTTGGTCGATTGTGGCACGATGTCTAACACCGCTGGTGGCTTCTTTAGCCGTGGTGTCAAGCTTCGCGGAGGTAACTCTACATTTAATCCCCTCGAATGGAAGCACGTTGACTCCACCGGTGATGATCTGCGAAAAGGTATTGTGCCTCTTCCCGTCCGAGAGCCGTCGCAAGTGCTCTTCACCCTCATGCAACTCCTCATCAATTACGGAGAACGTATTGGTGGTTCTGTAGACATTCTTGCTGGACAGAATCCGGGGCAGAACACTCCTGCAGAGACGACGCGCACAATGGCGGAACAGGGAATGAAGATCTTCAATGGTATCTACAAGCGAACTTATCGCAGTCTCAAACTTGAGTTCCGTAAGATCTATAGACTCAACCAAATTCATATTGGCAAAAAGGTGGAATACATTTCCAATGCTAAAGGTAGCAATATGGGCATTGTCCTGCCAGAAGACTACAAGGGTCCTGTCACTGATGTGATGCCCTCCGCTGATCCTGCCATCACTTCAGACCAGCAACGTGTTATCCAAGCATCTGCTTTGATTGGTCGCGCATCTACTGCAATGGGCTTATACAACAAGTATGAAGCAGAGAAGGCTTTTCTTAAGGCCATGAAGATCACAGACATTGAAGATGTTCTTCCCAATCCTAAGGGACCCAATGCTCTTCCGCCATTCGTTCATCCTAAGCTTCAGATTGAACAACTCAAGGAAGAGGGAAAGAAGGCTGAACGAGACCTCAAGATGAAACTCGGTCTCCTTGACTTGATGAATCGTGCTGAGTTGGTTCAGGCTCAGATTCAGAAACTGGAAGCAGAAGCAGAGGCAATCAAGATTGGTGTCATGACAGAAGGACAGAAGACTCGTATCCAAGAAATCAATTCCACGGTTGCCCTTCAAAGGGAACGCAGGGAAGGTATCCTTGATTCCATCAAGACCATGAGTGATGTTTATAAATCAATGAAGGAGGCAGACGCAGCAGATACTAAACCAACTACAGGTGCAGACCAGAATCCTGGTGGGCACTAATGGACTCGTATACTACTTTTCATCTAGGAGCATTAGAAATGGAATTCATTACCCGAGATACGTTTGATGACTGGATCTCCCATCCTGTTACCTCACGGATCTTTGATATCCTTAGGGATGATAGAGAAGAGATGAAGGAGGGATTGGTCAATAACATTTTTGACAATGAGGATGAAGTCAAGGGTCGATGCCGAGCCATTGCTCTTCTCCTTAATCTTTCCTATGAAGATTTGTTTCAATCGGCAGAAGTAATGGAGAAGAACAAACATGAGTGACGAAACCAATCCCAGTGGTATTTGGCCTGCTGGCTGGCGTGTTCTAATCAAACCAAAGGAGGTGAAAGAGGTTTCCAAGGGTGGAATCATCTTAGCTACTGAAGGAACCAAGGAGAGAGAGCAGATGGCAAACACGACTGGAATCGTGATTGCCATGGGAGATCAGTGCTACGAAAAGATGTCGAAACCCTGGTGTGTAGTAGGGAGTAAGGTTATCTTTGCCAAGTATTCTGGTTTACTCTACAAGGGTAAAGATGGGATTGATTATCGCCTCATTAATGATGACGACATTACTGGCACGTTGGATGCCGATGTTGACCTCGTTGACCCGCACTTGGCTGATTATTGAAATAACCCTTGACTTTATATATCAATTATGGTATATATTCGTCCTGTTGCAAATAGGAGACAGACAACATGAGTGAAGAAACAGACGGTGGAAACACTTCCACTTCTAGTGAGATTAGCCCAGAAATTCGTAACAAAGCCCTTGCTGGTGGTTGGACAGATAAAGAACACTGGAAAGGCAGTCCCGAAGAATGGGTAGATGCAGACGTATTTGTTAAGAGGGGAGATGAGTGGCTGGGCAACGTTCGTAAACAGAATGAAGCTCTTAAGCGAGATCTGGATCTCACAAAGACTCAGATGCGCGAATTGAGGGAAGCTACCGAGGAATTCAAGAAATTCCAACGAGACTCCTACAATAAGAAAGTAGCCGATCTCAATACTCGAATGCAAGAGATCAAAGCTGAACGTGCTAAAGCCATTTCGGATGGTGATGGCACCAAGGTCAATGATCTGGATGATGCACTTGAGGCCGCTAAGGAAGAGGTACGGGAAGCTAAAGTAGCATCTGATGCTACCGATAAGCCTACTAAGACTCAACCTGCTCCTTCTTCAGAGATCACACCAGAACTAGAAACTTGGATGGGTAACAACAAGTGGTTTGGTTCAGACAGACGTTTGACTGCTATTGCTAATGGTGTTGGAGAAAGCCTGCGACTGGAATTTCCTACACTTCGAGGACAAGACTTCTTGGATAAACTGGATGAAGTTCTTCAAGAAGAGATGCCTTCCAAGTTTGGTATAGGTAAAAAGCCTCGTAATGTTCCCTCTGTAGAGGGAGGTGGAGGTAGACAACCTAGAGGTGCTCGTGATGCCAAGAGCTACGAAAACCTTCCTTCAGATGCTAAGGCAGCATGTGATCGTTTTGTAAAACAAAAACTAATGACCCGTGAGCAGTACGTCCAAGAGTACTCATGGGACTAAACTAGAGAGGATATTAAGATGCCCCGTATTGCGCGACAAACCCTAGAGAAAGCTTCTGTTGAATCTGCCCCTGATAAAGAGCAACCCGTTGCTCCACAAGAACTCGGAACAATAGTTAAAGCCTCTCCACGAAGACGCAAGAAGAATGTGTTCAATGGAACTGCATTGAAGTTGTCAGTTCAAAAAACCATTCCGGGGTATCATCTTCATGTCTTCACTGACCATGGTAATCGTATTTACGAAGCCGAGGAAAATGGATATGAGTTTGTCTCCCCAGAGGAGATTGGTGGTGTTAGTGAGAATGTAGTGAGTCGCAATGGAGACTTAGGGAATCGAGTTAGATTCCTTGTAAATCCTAGAGCAGAGGGTTCCCAACAGTTTGGATATCTTATGAAGCTCCGAAATGAATGGTGGGAAGAGGACGAGGCAGCTCGCCAAGAAAAACCAAATATGATTGATGCCAATATCAAGAAGGGGCAGGTCGCTGGAGAGAATCCGGCATTCTACAAGCCCCGTGGTAGTGACATTACCATTAAATCCGAAATCAAATAACACAAATAGAAGGAGACCCTCATGGCTCTACTTAACCGTCCGAACGGGTTTTCTCCCGTAGGAAATCTTCTTGGTTCAAAATGGACCGAAGGCGCACGCCTATATGCTATTCCTACTGCTGATACTACCAACAGTTATGCTATTGGTGATGTAGTGATGGCTCGCGCATCTTCGGATGCCAACGGTGTTCCGTATGTTCAAAAGTGGGGTGGTGCTACTACTACCTCTGCCCTTCCTCTTGGCATCATCGTTGGTATGCAAACTGCTGACCCTGGTGTTAGTCTTGTGGGTGGTAACCTTGCGCTTGAACAAGCATCCTGGTTCCGCGCTGGCACTCGTACAGCAGTGCGATACGTGTATGTCATTGATGACCCGTTTGTTCTCTTTGAGGCACAGTTCGACGCTACTGGTGTCACTCAAGCTGCGTTGCACCAAAATGCTGCGGTTACTATTTCCGCTGCTGATCAAACCAGTCTTGCCGTTAGTTCTCCGTACTCGGACATGGTTTTGACTGGTCCTGCTGTGACGGCTACTCTGCCGATTCGTCTGCTTGGTGCTGTGCAACGACCAGAGAACGTGCTTAATGGCTCTGCGGCCACTCCATATCTGCGAGTGCTCTGCAAGTGGAATTACCATGCGCATGGTGTTCACGCTGCCGCATCTGGTACCGTTGTCAATTATCTGGCACCGTAATAATAACAATATATGAAGCCCCCACGGGGGCTTCTAAAAGGAGACAAATATGGCTGGCGTAATCACTACCGCATCACACCCTAAAGCACTATGGCCCGGTATCAAGGCTTGGTGGGGGCAAAAGTATGAAGAGCATCCTGAAGAGCACGTTGATCTTTTTGATCAGGACACCTCTAATCAGAACTATGAAGAGGATGTTCAACTGTCGGGTTTTGGTCTAGTTCCTGTTAAGGCTCAGGGTCAAGGGGCTAACTACGATTCCGAAATTCAAGGCTTCACTACCCGGTATACGCACGTTGCGTATTCTCTGGGTTACATTGTTACCAAGGAAGAACTCGATGACAATCTCTATGAGAAAGTCTCGAAGGCCCGCGCTGGGGCATTGGCTTTCTCTTTCCGTCAAACGAAGGAAAACGTTGCTGCCAATATCTACAATCGAGCATTCAACTCTACCTATGTTGGTGGTGATGGTGTTTCTCTTTGTAGCACTGCTCACCCGAACACTGCGGGTGGTACTTGGGCCAATAAGCCTACGGTTGATGTTGACCTCTCTGAAGCAGCTTTGGAAGATGCAGTCATTGCTATTGGTGGCTTGCAAAACGACCGAGGTCTGCTCATTGCTGTGCAGCCTCAAACCCTGCACGTTGCTCGCCAAGAAGAGTTCAATGCCCAACGCATTCTGAATTCGTCTTATCAGACAGGCAATGCCAACAACGATATCAATGTGATTCACTCCGGGAAATACATTCCGGGTGGTTTCAAGTTGAATCACTACTTCACGGGTCCTCACGCTTGGTTCATCCGGAACAAGATTCCTGGTGGCACTGGTTTGAAGCACTACACCCGTATTGCTGTCCAGTTTGATCAAGATAACGACTTCGACACGATGAATGTCAAGGCCAAGGGCTATGAGCGTTATTCATATGGTTGGACTGATCCTCGCGCTCTTTGGGGCGTCAATGGTCCGTAATAGGAGAAATGACTATGGGCTTTGAAAAACGAAAGGAGATGGGCCAAAAGCCCACTCCATCACTAGCCAAGGGGTCAATGCCCAAAGGCTACATGCCTGGAAAGTCTGGTGGGAAAATGAAATCCACTAAACCAAAAGGAACTAAACCAAAGATGTAAAACAAACAAGGTTGTCCTTATGACGGTCCCCCACAATAGGGGACCGTTGTATAAACAAATACAACGTCATATAAGGAGTCTTATAAATGGCTAATCCTACCCGCTTTCCTTCTGGTCTAAGTACGTTCAAGACTAACCATGTCCTGAACACTTTCCCCACTCTTCCTGCTAACAATCAACTAGGTGTCACTACCCAAGAATACACTCCCTATATTGCGGGAGCCTATACGGTCACTTCAACTACCGCCACCGTGGGTGCTGGTGTATGGAATGCTGTTGGTGCTGCTCTCACTAGTGGGTATAACAGTGGTATTCTTTCTATGGCAGTTACGACTGCCGCTGGTGGGCTGGCTGGTGTTGCCTTGAATGGCAACGTGGCTACTTGCCAACCAGTTACGTTTATCCCTGGCAATCAGACTTGGTTCAATGCTCAAATTGCATGTAACAAGTCCCTGATTGGCTCTTATGCTGCAGATGGTACTACTCTGTCTGCTGGTGATGCTACCTCTGTAATTCGTGTGGGTCTCATTTCCAATGCTGATCCCACGGCTGCTGCCGCCAGTATCACTGACGGTATCTTCTTTGAGCTCCCTGCTACCAAGAATGCTACTGCATCTGCAATGAACCTTGTTATTAAGAACAAGGGTTTGACTGGCGCTCAAGTCACTACGACTATCAACAACATCTGCGATCTGGCCCGTCCTAGTGGTATCTTTGGTGACACCTCTTCGTTTGGTGGTGATCCTGTAGCTGCCCTGACTACGACTGGTGCTGCCAATAAATTCACGGCGATCTCAGTTGCACAGCCCGGTAGTGGTTATTCTCAAGCTCCGCTGGTTCGACTGACTGGTACTGCCGCCGCTGCTCCGTTTGCTCAAGCCTATTGCCAGATTGGTGCTCAAGCACAACAGAACTCACTCCCTGGAAACATGGGTAACCTTGGCGGTGGTTTCTTGTATGCTCCGTATCTGTGCCATGTGGGTGGTGTTGGATACACTACCTTCACAAGTGAAGTGAACCACTGGATTGATCTGTCCCTCTATTACAATGGTAAGGGTCAACTCTTTGTTGGTGTGAATGGAAAGCTTGTTGCTACTGTTGGACAACTGCCGATGAACGCTGGTGGTGGCACTCAAGTTACTAACCTTGCTGCTGGTGGTACTGCTACTTCAGGCAACCAGTTCTATGTGACCAATGCTGCAATGACCTCGTCTATTGCTCCGATCACCCCGACTGCTGGTACTGTTGATCTCATCATGCCGATGAGCCCGTTGAATGCTGCTGTTGGTTACTTTGCCAACACTGCTGCCACCAACATCCTGTTCCTGGATAACCTCCAATGCGGGTCTGAGTACAACTAAAAGTAAGATGCATACTATCCTTTTACACGAGGAAACAGGAGACAGTGTTACTAGTACCATCGTCAACGATGGTGTTAAGAACACTGTCTACCTAGTATCAGGAACTATCCACAACGAGGATGATTCCTGGTTCGATATCATTGATGTACATGCTCTTGAGGGCAACCCAAAGACTATGAAGATTGATAGCATCGTCTTCACGGTTGAGTCTGGGCTGAAACTCTTTCTTAGATATAGAGATCAACCATACATCATTCCTCTCGAAGGTCGTTCCAAATTAGAACTAGAAGCCCTAGGAGGTATTGTTGGACATGAGATTGATCTACTAGCTGTAGGTACAGGTTCCTTCTTCCTAGTTATCGACATCAGTAAAATGGGGGTTTAATAAAATGTCACAGGTCGTAAGAATTACATCTGGGGAAGAGACTGTTTTTGTATTTGGTAATACCCAATCACCTACCGCTCTTGTAGCCAATGGTGCAATTCAGGATTCCCTCCCTCTCTATAAAGAGAGCCCTTGGTCTACCTTCCATGGTTGGCTCACTACCTCTGCGGCCAACTTTGGTTTGGTGACAGCCACTATTGCCATTCAAGGTAGTAATGATCCTTGGGCTGGGATTGGGTTTGTTCTCAATAACTTGGTTTTGACCAACGCTAGTGCGGTTGTTACTAGTGCTCGCAATGAGTTTGCTGGTGGTAGTGAGATGCTCAATGATTTGCCTAATCCTCCTGTAGCAGTAGGTATGCTCGTGGTTGGTCCTGGTGTTCCAGTAGGTGCTTATGTTGCTACGGTAACCAACAACGGTTCTATCACTCTCAGCACCAACGTTACTGGTCTGCCTGTTTCTCCTACTACTGGGAGTGTAAGATTTTTTACTAACAACTGGGCCACTACTGCTCTTGCTACCCTGACCCTCTCTGCTACTACCTCTGCAACTGTTCCCTTTACTTCAGAAGGTGCTACCTCGGTATCAACTTTCAAATACGTTAGAGCACACGTTACTAACATCACAGGTACTGGTGCTATAGTTTCAGTAGTTATGGGGGTTTAACATGGCTACCACTACCTTTACCCAAGGTACCACAATCACCCATCC